GGCAGGACAAAGAACCTAGTGGTGTCCCCAGTAGAAATAATAAATCCATCGAGTATATACTCCTGGATTTATGCAGGAGCAATATGCTCAACGGCCCTCCCTGACTAGGTTCAGAACCTAGATGTAAACACGTATATTTCTATACGTGCACCCACCTCAACCGTAGGACATTACTGTGCCTACGGACAGACCTCTCTAAATGTCGTTCCGCTCTCCCGATTAAAGGAGTGTGGAAAAACTTCAAGAGGGCAGGATAGCCATCAAGTTTATCGTTACGATAGACTTGCTGTGTCGTAAAGCTCTTGACCATAAACTTCTGAAGTTTACGGTCCCATCTTTCGATGGAGAAAGAGCCAAACCTATCTATCCAACCAAGGCCGCTGAACTCGGGTTTAACGAGGGGGAGAACTTTTCGAAGATTCTCCTCAACGATATTCCTAAGCGCAGTTGCGAATCTATACAAGCCCTTCAACCAAGCTTGGTTTGAAACGGCTATATAGTTAGCTATGCCTTCAGGGCTGAGAGGTTTACTCGGTGCGTGCTCAATGTAAAGGGGCTTCACGTCGAAACCCATAAAACAATGAGCACCACAACTTTCTCTAAAGTTACCTCTAGAGAAAGACTTACCTTCGTTGACTTTTAAGCCATAGAGAGTAAGCCGAGATACTGCACTGGTGTAGGCGTACGTCGGTACAATGATATCATCACCGTACACGCGCACACTTCGTGAGCAGGCTACTATATTCCTGTATGTAGGCGATAGCCTACGTGCGGCCAATACGGAAGCGATCGCAATGACTGCGAAAACTACGGATTGGACGGGGAACGTAGTAGCATTACCCATACCGGCAAACTTGCGAAGAAGGGTATTATCCCCATACGCAGGCGTCCTACTATTATCAAGTAGTGTTAGAAACCTAGGATGGTTCCTAAAGACCTTCTTAACTATACTATAGCTAAGAAGATCACTAGCGCTACTGAGGTCAATAGTAGAATAAAGACGGTTTTGGGATGACTGGAGAGCAAGGGTTTGATTCTTGCTCTGGTCATGTAAGGTCAGGCAATTCGAAAGTACGGGGCACATGAGAATGTGCCTACGTATATGCGAATTAAGAGCTTGTTGTGCAAATTGCTTCACACATGGCTCAATCGTAATCGTCCTACGAGAATTCACATTCTTTGGGACGGTAACGAGTCTAACCGTTTCGCTCACGGGAAGTCGGGAAGAAAAAGAACTGGAGTTTCTTAGAAAAGATTCTAAGTCGTACCCCAGATCCATAATAGAAGCATCACGATCATAGATGCCTCTACTCAATTCCAACCACTTCTGGTTAGAACTGATTTTCTCCTCGACTGCACCAGGTCCGTGTTTCCCAGTTAAAAGATCAAAGTCAGACAGACTTGATAAAATGACCTGGGAAACCTTGGCTTCATAAAACTCAAGTTCCACATCGGAAATGAGCTCTTCTGTAGCCAAGAACTTTTCTTTAGCTTCTTTATCATGTTTCTTAGATAAAGAGTCACTAAAGGAAAGCTGTTTGAACAAACCAAGAAATTCACGCAGACATTTAACTGCGTGGACGTCAGGTTTTTCAAGCAACGAACCCGTAGTCGCATCAAAAACTAGCCCTGTCAAACCCGAGAGGAATTTCGGGAGCGACGTACCTGACTTACGAGAGTAACCAGGTATTGAGGGCAATACTCCAGCCTCGAGGCCTTGATCAAAGGCTTTGAGGAAGGAGGATAGGGATATGGATACGAATCCATACCCCTCATTTTTGATGCGCGCCTTGACCGTCACATAGTCACGGTCAAGCCCTTTCACACCAGGTTGAAGCCTCCTAAAATCATCTAGGAGACTCCAAAGGACTGTTAACAGGCTTTTCATCAGTTCCTCCATGAGGTGACTGAGTCCTGCCAATGGTAACAGTACCAACCTCGTCAACGGCTCCCACAAGTAAATCAATCACCTGTGGGGATATGCCGAAGACGGAAGTGGCTACTATAAGAATAGCAGCCAAAGACAGATTGAACCATCTCTGGTTCCTACTTACCTTCATACTCACCCCCTTCGGGTCTGCTAGATAGCAAACCCAATGAGGTCAGCAGGGAGGAAATCGGCGTCGCTCATAAGGACGACAGCCGAGTAGTAGAGGTCTTGTTTCTCCGCGGTGGTCCACCCATGAGGGGGGATCGACACGGCGACTGAGACCGAAGCTGTCTGCTTCACAACCGCACCAGAAGGAAGAGTCACGTCCTTCGCTTGAGAATAGCGAAGATAGTGACGCTCACTCTTCACCCCGAGGTCGCTTGGTTTCGAGTGCTCAATAGTGAGACTCGTACCATTCGCGAGGTCGAGGAACTGCGAGGAATTTGGACCGGTACTGACGCGTGTAAGCGTCAGAGCGGGCTGAGTTCCATGCGAGGGAAGTGCGATAGGGTTGGTAAAGGCCATTGGATTAAGTCCTCAGAAGAAAGTGTAGCCTAAGCTACAGCCGCAGGGTTAGATTATCCAACCTTAAACGGCAACGATTGATCCTACGAAAATAGTCCTCGTAGATTCAATCGAGTGGTCTTAGATGGAGCGGACACCTTACCTTTATACTTAGAGGCAAGGGCCGCAAGTATCGACTTTTGATAGGGAGTAAGAGTACTTCCGTTCGCAGTCGACTTCACTCCATCAAGGATACTAGCAGCATCTTTCCGGATATGAAACCGGAAATCTAATCTGGCCTCACGAGTGACGGTCAGCTTAGAGATACGATCCTCAACGTAAAGGGGTGGTATCGATGTGTAGGAACCTCTATCTTCTGTTACTCCAATGAACTGACCAAGACTATGTCCTGTAGATACATAGGACATAAGCGCGTAGTTGAAGGTCGACGGATCGAAGGAAATAGCCTCTATCATTTTGAGGTATTGACTAACATCCGAGAACCAATCACCTAACCACGTCCAGGGGATCAGATTGTACAGATCCGCGGGATTAAGGTCAGCACCATACTTACGGAGCGTAAGAGATAACCGCTCGGTAGATGGAATTTCAACATGCGGAAGAATGACGTTGCAGTTTACTGCAGCGCGTAATTCCGCCGAGTCCCAAGTTTGAGTTAGCAACTCAGACATTGAAGGGTACTCGTCGAAAATGCTGAAAGTTTCAGTGGAGAAAGAAGGGTTGAGTGCCAACTTACGCGTACCAAGACGAATCCGGTACGAGTATGTTGTAGGTTTACCTGCTCTCGAAATAAGTCGATTGACATCTTTCGAGATACGTTCAGGTAACCTTAACATTGATTGAACTGACTTTACAGTAGACTCCCAGCCAAATTTGTATGCTAAATACAAATCGCCGAGAGAAGATACATTCTTCGTTTTTCCGAATATATCTCTGTAAAAATGGAGGGTCTGCCTGAGTAAGGCAGGTAACTCCCGAAGCTCCGCGATGTTATAGGCAAGATTATAACGACGATGATTTGGTAAGCAGTTGCTTAGCAAATCAGGTGCGCGATCCATTAATATGGACGTTGCATAATCATTATAGTCAGCCTCAAACGTACGGAGGTCAGCGCTATCAATGTAGACGGAAGGTGATGAAATACCATAGTGAACTTGTTCCCGATAATACTGTTTGTTTGTAAGATCGGGATCTTCGTAAACTGTGGTTCGGCGAGACATGGACCTGTCGATCGAGAAGGGTAAGGACTTCAACGTAGGGAGGAATAGATAAAATTCTCCCTGCGTCTGGTCTTTCCCTCTCGTCTTTACGGTAGTGTCGCCGATACGGCCTTGGTAGGCATATTGTGGTGTTAATACAATCTGCCGATCGTCAACCGTAGATTCATACTCGGTGACCCCAGATAACGGGGCGTATAGATTACGCCCTATTATCGTAGAAGTTGTCTTGTTCACTTGCGTTCGGAATCCGTAACGCTTCGAATAGGCAACCCCTGGGTAGTATCGCCACCGAGTTACTGGAGAGACAGTGCTTGAGACATAACGGAACCTTTTGCTAACATCCAAAGCAAGTGCTGCTTTGGCAATTAGTTCGGTACCGAAGATCTCATATGCAAGCCTCTCTAGCCCTTTCGCCTTGGCACGAATGCGACGAGCACGCTCCAGATAAATATCTAAATCTGGGTCGTAATCAAGCTTACGCAGGTCTGCGTCTACTTGATTGACTTTTGAAGCCGACGAAAGCTTCATAGGATCGCTCATAGCATCTCAACTCCTTATGGTGTGAAAGGCAAACTGGCATAATGCCAGCGAGGC